AGGGTGACGTAACAGATTACGCCGTGATTGAAGCAGCAGTTATCGCCGCGTGTGCTCGGTTCAACGTGCAGGAAATTGGATACGACAAATGGAACGCCTCGGACCTGGTCAATCGCCTGGTTGCAGCGGATGTGCCGCTGGTTGAGTTCATCCAGGGGCCGAAGTCATACCATCCGGCAATGCAGGCGCTCGAACGGGCCTACATCGGCGGCAAGCTCGCTCATGGCGGCGACATGATCCTGAACTGGTGCGCTTCCAACTTGATTGCCAGGCGAGACGACAACCTCAACATGGCGCCCGACAAAAAACGGTCCGCTGACAAGATCGACGACATGGCCGCGTTGCTGATGGCTATTGGCGTTTCGGGTGTAAGTCCTGAATCCCAAGATATTGGCGAATTTTTCTATAACCCGATCATCATCGGATAAAAATCATGAACTCAGGCCTGACCCTATTTCTGCTGGTGGCCATGGCCGGGCTGTGCCTGTTCGTTGCTGGCGTTTACGTCCTTGCTGGCATCGGCTGGGCATTGATCGCTGGTGCAGTCGCGCTCATCACCGCCGCAGGATTCATTCGCAAGGGGCTGACCAGTGAGTAAACCCCTCAAAGCAGTACTGGAACAGGCTCTTTTTAAGTCTGCCGAGCCGGGGCTTATGAAGTCGTCCTTGGCAGGGTGGGTAGGCCGCAAAATCGGACTTGGTGATGCCGCGTTCTGGAACGGCTATTACGGCACTGACTCCGCGTCCGGGAAAACTGTCAGTCAACAAACGGCGCTGCAGCTATCCACCGTTTGGGCTTGCGTGCGCCTAATCGCCGAAACTCTGGCGACGTTGCCGATCGCCTTGTACGAAGATCAAAACGGCGTGCCAACCATCGCCTCTTCGCACCCTGTGCACCGGGTTATCAGTATCCAGCCAAACGCGGACCAAACACCGGTTGAATTCTGGGAATGTGTCGTGGCGAGTTTGTTGCTGAGCGGCAACAGTTTCAACGAGCCGCACTTGGTTCGCGGGGAGCTTTCCTCACTTGAATTTCTGCTTCCCCAATCGGTATCGACTCCGCGTCGGATCGCTGGTGGTGCTGTTGAATATCGATTCATCGACAGCGCAGGAAAGCCCCACACCCTTCTCGATGAGCAGATGATGCACACCCGCGGCTTTGGCACCGACCCTCTTTATGGTCTGAGCCCGCTCGCAATGGGTCGTAACGTGTTCGGCGCCGCAATGGCAGCCGATGAGTCCGCGAGCAAGATGTTCGCGAACGGGATGAAGCTCGGCGGGGTTCTGTCGACTGATCAGATCCTGAAGAAGGAGCAGCGCGAAGACATTCGCGCGGACATGGCATCCAAGTTCGCTGGTGCAGTGAACTCGGGCAAAACCATGGTGCTTGAGGCGGGCATGAAGTACCAGCAGGTGTCGATGACACCGGAAGATGCCCAGATGCTGCAAACCCGGGCATTCAACGTAGAGGAAATCTGCAGGTGGTTCCGGGTTCCGCCTTGGATGGTGGGCCATACGTCGAACAGCACAAGCTGGGGCACGGGAATGGAACAGCAGATGATTGGCTTCCTGAGTTTCACGTTGCTCCCCTGGATGAAGCGCATCGAGCAGAGCATCAATCGTCGCCTTCTGCGGCCTGATGAGCGCCGGCGCTTTTACGCGAAATTCAATCCTGAGGGTCTGCTCAGAGCCGATAGCGCAGCCCGAGCCGCGTTCTACAGCTCAATGACACAGAACGGCATTTACACCCGTGATGAATGCCGCGTTAAAGAGAACCTGGCCCCAAAGGGCGGCAATGCAGGCGAACTCACAGTTCAATCCAACATGCTCCCCATAGACAAACTCGGCGCTGACGCTGGCGACTCGCAGAAGGCACGCTCTGCGCTGATCGACTGGCTAAACGACAAGCCAAAAGGAAATTCCGAATGAGCAGAAAAGACCAAGCAATGGCGGTCAAGTACCGTTCATTCGACTATGACGTGAAGGCTGTCGGGGATGACGGCCTTTTTTCAGGATACGGTTCCGTGTTTGGTGTCGTCGACAGCTACAACGAGGTTGTCGCACCAGGTGCGTTCTTGGAGTCGATTGCCGACGCCAAGGCCAAGGGCCGGACGTTTCCGGTGCTTTGGCAGCACCGCACCGGAGAGCCAATAGGCAACTGGGACATTGAAAGTCTGAAGGAAGATGATCGCGGCCTTTTTGGGTCCGGAGACCTCTGGCTTGCTGATGCTCCGTACGCCCGGATCGCTCACCGTGGGATGCAGACCCGGGCAATCACCGGTCTTTCCATTGGTTATTACGTCCGCGCGTCCACCCGGGACGAAAAGACCGGCATTCGGACCCTGACCAAGCTTGATCTGGTCGAAATTTCGATTGTGACGGTCCCGGCGAACGACGAAGCGCGCACCGACACAATCAAATCGAAGCTTGCCCACGGCGGCCTGCCTTCCTTGCCTGAATTTGAGCTGCTCCTGCGCGAGGCAGGCTTCTCGAAAACTCAATCTGCGGTGATTGCCAATCGCGGGTTGCAGCATCTGCTCCGGAGCGAGTCCGCGGGCGACCTGGCAGAAGCCGAACTTGTCGAGGCGATCAAAAGTCGCCCGTCACTGTCTCTCCCAACGTTTTGAGGATTCACCATGCATAACGCAATGAGCAACGGCGCTCGCGCCGAAAACCGCCAGATGGCCCGTAAAGATCGTGCGAATGATCAGATCGAGCTGAAAGCCGTCACCGATTTGCTTGACGAACGCGACAAGGAAATTAAAGCGTTTGCGGAAAAGGCCAGCGCCGAGATCAAAGAGCACGGCACTATTCTGGCAGATACGAAAACCATTCTGGACGGCTTGGTAAAAGGTGGGCTTGGCCTGCAGGACCGTCTTCAGGATGTAGAGCAGAAGCTGGCGCGCCGCTTTTCTGCCAACGATCCAACTGATCAGAAATCGGCCGGCGAAGAGCTTTCCGACTCGGAAGACTTCCAGGCACTGCAAACCCGTGGGCGCGGTATCGCTCGTATCGGCCGCAAAGCCGTCACGAACATCACCAGCGGCCTGACCGGCACCGGCGGCGTCGGTGTAGGGATTCAGGCTACCCGCGTGCCAGGCATCGTGACTTCTCCTGATCGCGAATTCACCATCCGCGACCTGATCATGCCTGGTCGCACCAGCTCTAACGCTGTCGAGTTCGTGCAGGAAAGCGGCTTCCAGAACATGGCAGCCGTGCAGGCGACCGAGGGCGCTGCGAAAGCGCAGTCCGACATTTCCTTCGCACTCAAGACGACCAACGTTGTCACTATTGCCCACTGGTTCCGCGCCTCCAAGCAGGTACTTTCGGACATTCCGCTTCTTCAGAGCTACATCAACGGACGCGCGATCTACGGTCTGAAATACAAGGAAGAAGAGCAGATCCTGGCCGGTAACGGTGTGGGTGGAAATCTGCTCGGGCTGATCCCGCAAGCGGCTGCTTTCAACGAAGCGCTGCGCAAAACTGGCGATACGAAAATCGACACCCTGCGCCGCGCAATCCTGCAGGTGCGTATCGCTGAATACCGCGCCTCGGCAATCGCGTTGAACCCGGTCGACTGGGCAGACATTGAGCTCACGAAGGATGCAAACGGCTCATACATCTGGGTCAACGTCCAGGAAGGCGGCGCGCAACGTCTGTGGAAGCTGCCGGTTGTCGATAGCAACGCTGTTCCGGAAGGTGAGTTCCTGGTCGGCGCAATGAACATCGCCGCGCAGGTCTTCGACCGCGAAGAAGCGGCTGTCGAGGTTTCCACTGAAGACGGCGACAACTTCCGCACCAACATGGTCACCATTCGCGCTGAAGAGCGTCTGGCGCTTGCGGTTTACCGTGAAGAGTCCTTCGTCCACGGTGAATTCGAGGCGCCGTAAGGCGTCTGCACCTCACAGGAGCGCGCTCGGGTAACCGGGCGCGAGCACCAATGCCAGACATCACTGTAAAAACCACCAAAGGCTTCAACACTGACGGCTTGGGCGGCGCGGATAAGTACGTGAAACGCGGCGCCGAGATCACCGTTGATGAGTTCGTAGCCCGCGACCTCCATCGAAATGGCCTGATCGAGGATTACGACGTGAAAAACGCCCCGATTCCGCAGAACAAGCAGGCGACAAAGCCTGAAAACAAGTCGGCAGGTAAGCCAAAGCCGGAAACCGACAAAAAGGCCGGCTGACATGAGTGTGATCAGCATCGAATTGGCTATGCGCCACCTCCAGGCCGAGCCAGATGACTTGCCGCTGATCCAGGCGGAGCTTGATGGTTCCGAAAGGGCGGCCATGGATTACCTGCAGCGTCGGTTCTTTGCCGATCAGGCCGCACTTGATTCGGCCAAAGCAAACATTGGCGCACGATTGAGCGACAGCCGCCTGGTGTTCGATCAAGCAAAGGCGAGCGCCGGGCTAACCGATGACCACGGCGACCGGTGCAGGTTGCTCGAGTACGCGCGCCGCTCATACAGCGAAGCACTTGAGGATATCGACAGGGATGCATTCGGGATTGTCATTAACCCCGCGATCACGGCTGCATGCTTGCTCAAGCTGGGTCATTTGTTCGCGAACCGAGAAGAGGTCGTCGTCGGCGTAACTGCTGTTGAGCTGCCATTGGCCTCGCAATATCTGCTGACGCCTTATCGCATCCGGATGGGTGTCTGATGCGCGCCGGTAGATTGCGGCACCGCGTCGATATTCAGTCTCGGGAAGAAACTCAGGACCAGGTAACCGGTGAAATGGTGCCCGGGCCCTGGGTGACTGTCTGGGCAAAGTGCCCGGCTGAAATCGAGTCGATCAGCACTCGCGAATTCGTAGATGCCAAGGCGAAACAGTCGGAATTCACCGCCCGCATCGTCATTCGGTATCGGGCTGGCGTGCTCGACACGATGCGTATTGTCCACGGCGCCACCATTTACGCGATCAAAGGCCCGCCGCTGGCAGACAAGGTCTCTGGCCGTGAATACCTGACATTGATGGTCGCTGCGGGGGTGAACGATGGGTGACAGGATCCAGTTCAAACTGAAGGGAGCGGACGAGTTGTCAGCCAAGTTTCAGGAACTGTCGGCTGACTTCCGCCGCAAGGTGGCGCTGCCTGCTGCAAAGGACGCGATGGATATCGTCTTGCTCGACTCCAGGGACCGAGCATCCCGCGTTGATGACCCGACCACTGCGAACTACATCCCGGCGAACATCGGCATGATGGAGCGTAAAAAGCTCGGCGAGGAAC